GCTTCAACAGCATCAGAAGAAGCTGCCCAACCAACATCTAAAGTACCATCAGAGTTAGAATCAAGGTCAGCTACTTTAATAATAGCGTCAATGATTCTAGCGCCAGCAGGAATCTTCATCATATGAAGAATGTCACTAGCAACCGCTTCTGTAAGTGAAATTTTATCGTAAGCAACCCTAAGTCTACCATTCTGTTCTCCAGCAGGAATCTTCTCCGCAGGAACATTTTGATAAGCTTTGGTGTTATTTACACCATAAAAACTAGTCATTATTTACCCCCTAACCTTCGTTACAAAGAATTTCTACAACTTTATTTTCTTCCATTCTGGTAGCACCGATACCCATACAAGCATAAACTTGAGTAGAGTATGATTTGTCAGCTCTTTCAGAGATCTTACCAGTAACATCTTTAGCTGTAGCAAGGAGTAGACCATCTTGTGCCCAAGCAAAACATCTTCTACCAGCCGTATCAAATGTTTGTGAACCAGATCCATAAGCACCTGTGTCTTTGTTATAAGTAACAGTACTTCCTAAAGTAGCTAGTCTTTCAGTTCTGATAAATTTGAAACCTAAGAAAGTATCAATCTCACCTTGAACCAAAGCTTTAACAGTGTTGTAGTCAGCACTCTGAATAGCTGTCTCACCAAGTAAAGCGTTAAGCTGAGAAGAACCGATAGCGATGTATCTAGGAATAGACTCGTCAACATCGTTAGCATCAAACTTCTCTTTTACTTTTCTAAGAGTTTGGATGTTGAGGTTGTTACCTGTAGTAGTTGTTCCATCAAAAGCAGCTACTTTGTTAGCGTTAGCAAGAGTTACTGTAGAAGCACCCTCTTCTCCGCCATAAGAATTTCCAAGAGCGTTCTCAATGATCACGTCATCTTTAGCTCTACCAAGTGCCCACATAGCAGCTTGTGCATAATCAGACGTTGGATCAATCAACATTCTTAGTTTGTCAGCATCGTCAATTAAATCTGCCCACTCGTAGTCTACCAAAGTAACTCTACGTCTTGAGTGTGGAGTATCTAGTTGAGGAGTATCAGCGTGACGAGAAGTTCTTTTCTGAGCAGTAACCGCACCGATTCTGTCATAAAAAGCACTCTTACCTCTTTGGCTTTCATTTCTTACGAAAGGAGCAAGCCTAGACCCTTTCTGTTGTGAAAGATGAAAAACGTTTGCGCTAAATTGCTTAACAAACGCTGTAGTAATTTCAGAACTCATTGTTATCTCCATTACTAATCGTTAATAATAAATTTAGTTTGTGAATTGCCCTGAAATTACAGGATTCGAATTGAACACCAAAGGTGAGGTCTCTTCAGATTATCTCGTGCTCATTTTCTATAATAATGAAAAACAGACTTGCGTCAACCTAAATGCTCAAAAAGCTTGGTAACTTCCGAAACTGCATTGGTATGATTTGGGTGATATTTATCGTGGTAAGGATGTTTCTTGTCTGCCATCACAGAATTGATCTGTGTCTGTGCATCTTGGGGTGTCATACCGAAGTTAGTCGGTCCACCATCTTTAAACGCATCTTCGGAGAGTGCCTCTCCAATCTTGGCAAAGGTTTTTATAATATTAGGATTATTACCAAGACCAGTCTCTTCAAGAAAAGCAGTTAACTCTTCATTGCCATAGTGGGAAACTCCAGCTTGTGCCGCCTTAAGTTTAGAATCATATGCTGACCCCCACTCATTCCTTAAGCTATCGATTGCTTCTTTCTCTGTTGCTTGTTTCTGATTAGTTTGATCTTGTACCATCTTACCACTTGCTTCGTTATACCAATCAAATATCTTCTGAGCTTGATTTGGTAATATACCTGCACCGTGAGCAGCTTGCTTAAAGTTACTGAAAAACTCTTTATCAACTTCTTTATCATTAACCGCTATCTCATATTTATCTGGTGTTTCAGGTAAACCTAACTTTGTAAATACATCCTGCCACTCATTCTCTTCAGCATACTTATTTGGTACGATAATCTTATCAGCACCAATCATCTTCTGAGCGTTAACATAACTCTTGGCCAAGTTGTCTACTGTTTGGATCGCCTGCATACTAGGATCTTCTCTAACATCTTCAGGCAAAGCCTCTTTCCAATTAGCTTCCGCTTGATTAGTCTCTGCTTCATTAGACGTAGTCTCTTCCCCAGTCGTCTCCGTATTCTCCGTCATACCCTAAACCTTCCTCTATTTGTTGAAGTAACTTTTGTTCATCTGTCTGAAGGACAGACAATATCCTTAAGGCAACATTACGTTGCCCTTCTCTTAAAGCCATCTCATTCGAGTTTTCACAGTATGTACTCGCTAAAACAAAGCTGTTTCGCATGATATCCCATAGGACACGCTTACCTGCTTCTGAAGTGAATACTGTTTTATAGTCAGAGGTTACATCTAACTTCTTAGTAGAAACTTTTTTCTTGGCCATTAAGCGCCCTGTTGTTGTTGCATAAGCGGAGCAGCTTTGTTAGCTACGTCAGCCATTTGCTGAGCCTGTTGCATTGCCGCCATTTCCTGTTGCTGTTTCTGGCGTTCTACTCTATCCTGGACAACATCGTCAAACGGTCGGAGTACCTGCTCAGGTAGTCCGTAAGCTTTAGATACGTATCTTAATAGAAGATCACCATTAACATTATCCATTATCTCTGGCTTCAACTGAATAACCGGACCAATCACATTAAGTACTTTTACCAACACATCAGCATCTGCACTTCGCTGAGCTTTTGCTATCTTAGAGCTATACTGAACCTGAATGTCTCTATCTTGTAAAACCTCTGGCACTTCTGAAAACATTTCCTTTCTCATCATTATGCTAAAGATTCTATTTACTAAAGGCTTAAGAAGTTCATAGTGCTGACGACCTAGCACAGGACCAAGAAGCCTAAGCTTCTCTTCTGTTCTCTGAGCTACTTCAGTGGCCGTCATCTGAGGACCAACATTAAGCTGAAGCTGATCTATAAAGAAAGCTTCCCTAATTCTTCTGTTAATCATCTCTATAAACTGAATACCAAAGTCAATCCTACTACCAGTTTGCAATGGAACAATCGGCTGAGAACCTGGACGATAAAAATTAATAGCCCCAGGAGCCGTTTTTAGAGGAAGCGCATAACCATCATCAGGCGCTAGTAAAGGTGGATCTACTATTTTCTGAGCAGATCTAATAGTTGTTTTCGTCACAACATTCGTCATCTTGATGTCGGCCAACGCCTTCATCGTAGGACTACGCCCATAAACCTCACCTGCTATCTTCGTCCATCTAGGAACTACATAAGGAAACTCCTTAAAGCCCCCTGACTGCAAGTAAAGCTGACGATGTTTTAAAATATATAAACTCTTAAACGCAAAACCCTTCTTATCAAACTCATCATCTTTTTCTACAGGTTCTACGCAGTGAAGAATCTCATACTTCTGAGTATCATTACTCTTAAGTAAATTCTCTAGCTGATTGTCAAAATTATCAGTCCCAAACATATCCGCCATCTGACGAATATCCATCTTGAAGATTCTGTAAACTGTATTGACCTTGCTATGCGCATCCTCTCTTATATAGGCCTCATAGATCGGTCTCGTCTGAACCCTTATAATCTCTTCATCATCCTCTTCAACACGCATTAAGCCTGTCCCAAAGACTCCTAGATCTAAGTATAATTCATGGATGTGAGTGTGAAAGTTTGATCCGTTGATAACGTTATGCATCTTCTTAACGGTCTCTTGTAACCAAAGCCTAACCTCATCATCCATATCTAATGTGTCATCACCAGTCGTCAGTTCAAACCAATTCGTAGCAGAGTTTGTGAGCATACTGTGAAGTGCTGAGGAAAGAAGCTCATTAGAGTGAACCGCAGTACTCTCAAAGACTTTAGAAAACTTCTTCTCGCCTGCTGTCCTAGTCTGATAGACATCATCCTTTCTAGGCAAAGCATACTGAGCACACTCTTCCCAGTGACTATCCCAGTTCATCCTATCTGACTTCAACATCTCAAACTTCTTAATATACTCAATCGCCATTAGTATTTCCTTTTCGTAAGAACTGTCTGCTTCTTAGCGCCTGGTCTCAATCTACCCTGCTTAATTGCACCTAGTCTAGCATGAGACGTTTTATACAACCCTTGTATCCGATCCCTTTGCATGGCCGTCATGTCTTCCTTCTCTTGGATTTTCTCTGCCCTCTGCCATGGAACGTCTGCTCTTTCAAACTTCTCAACAAGTTTCGGCTGTGCTGCCGTCAACTCAGACCCTGTTTTCTCCGTCATTTTTCCGGCCATCTTAGAAAAATCTTCTATATCTGATGGTCTGTACTGCTCCCATCCTATAGCTCTGGAGGACTCTTCTTTGGCCTCTCTCCTCGCCTGCATATGCTGAGTATAACCTACTAGCTTACCAGGAACGTCTCTTACGAAACCTTCCACAAACTTTCCTATATCTTTCAATGGTTGTGATTTACTCATATCTATCCCCTATAATTCAAATATATCATAGTCACCTTGTGCTTCCCTATAATTTGTCAGCAACTCCGATTGTACTC